ATTGGTTGTAAAACAGTAATTCTTTCTACAGAAATTAAAGGAGTCAGCATTAACGCTATAAAGGTAGTTACAGAAAACAAACTAAACAAGATCATAAATCGAGACTGATCTTCTTTACGGTTGGCATTATCAATCTTTATAAACCGCTCGTGAGTATCAAGCTCCTCCCTTGTCACAATTCCATCTCCGTCCAAATCAGCGGCATTAAGAGGATTGTCTTTGCTTAATTTTTTCATTTTACTAACATCCAAGGAGGGTGTGGAGGTGTTATTGAATCTACATAAGAAAGCAACAATAACACAAGAGTATAAAAAAGCAACTGGCTAGGGCTTAAACTCAATCGCTGCCCACAAAAGAAGTGCTCCTCCACCTACTGTTATAGATACACCTAATAAAATTGAAAGAACATTTAATATTTTATTCTTACGAGCCATAGATGCGTACCGTGAATCTCTATCTCTTTCCGCAGATTGCGCTCTCAACCTCTTTAACATGGAGACCCCAGAGCTTCCCCTGGCCTCCCAAACCATTTGCTCAATGGCCTTTTCCATGTCTTGTGCTTTATAATAAGCTGTTAACTCAGATAGGGGATCGTTTTTATTGCCAGACTTCTGAGCTGCCTTTGTCCCATCGATAAAATCAAAGACCTTATTGAGGTCTTTTCCCATAGCGGAAAGATCCTTGCCCAAGGCTATGCCCTTCTTAAGAGCTGTAAATGAGATTAGAGCAAGACTTAACGGATCCATCTGCTTACTTTCTTTCTAATGAACTTTGTCTCTGAACGTCAATCCGTTCTCTGTTCACATCGTTCCTATTTCCGGCGATCTCCTCTGTGCTTTCTATTTTAGCAGCACTAGCCGCTGCTTGCTGCTGCATCTTCTGCATCTCTACCATGAGATCCGCCTTATCTGTTTCAGACTTACGTTGCTCTGTCTGCTGTTTAATCCCTAGCTCCTGCATACGGATCTGTACTAACGGATCATCCATTGGGCTTTGTCCCTGTGGAATTAAGTTCGCCATTGTTTCTTCTAACAGTTTAAGTTCTTGCATTGCGATTAACTTCTCTAACTGAGCGGGGTCCTGCATACCTTGTTGCACTTCCATAATCTGCGCCTGTGCAGATTGAGGATCTAATCGTCCCTCCTGCACAGCAAGTTGGGCTTTTTCTATTATAGCTTGTATCTCAATGTTAACCATCAGTCTTGCTTTTTGAGAAATGTGTTCTTGTAAGTGAGCATAGAAGGTTCCCATAACTTGAGGAGACGTTGAAACCAATGGGGTCTTCATAAACATCAGATGTATCTTAATGTGTGAATCATGATCCTGTTCTGGAAAAGTTCGTAGTGTTTCTCCCATCAAAGCTCGAGCGTTCTCAATAGCTGGATCAAGAGGCTGTGGCTCCGGTTGAGGAGGAAGTATCTCATCTATATTCTGTACCTCTAAAGCCTGATACATTCTTTTATACGCCGCATTCAAGTTATGTATCTGTGGATTTGATTGGGCCAACTGCAACTGTGTTTGAGCCAGCGTCACTCGTTGAGCCATAGAAAATATGTTTGGATCACTGACAGGAATGACATCTATACGAGAGTCAAAGTCCGAAGCCATGATTGTCTTCTCAGCCCCAGCCACATCATACGGATATTCCTGTGGTAAGTTCTGAGCAAAGATCCGAGCAAGAATACGAAACTCTGTCTTCTGTGCGTAGTGCAATCTTTTATGTATAGCGGACATAACTTTCATGCCACGTTCCAACAGCGCCACTGTAGTGCCCACTGGGGCCTCTGAGTTCATGTCCCCTGTCTTCTGATCTGCAAGAGAGATGAAGCGTCTGCCTCCCTCTATAAGAGCTCCTAGAAGTTGAGACAGCGTACCCGAAGGTTCTTTATATGGAAGAGGAATAATAGCATCTCGTATATTCCCACCTGGTGCATCTATATCCCTCCACTCGCCCGGTTGCAAAGGTTCGTCATCATTGCGGACCCTCACTCCCCTAGCCTTAAACCCGGCAGGGAGATTTGCCAGTGTTCCTGCATCTATCAGCTGACGCAGTATACTGGTTGCCGCTCGTCCAAGACCCCCAATCATGTGGATTAAACCAAAACCATAAAACCCTAACCCAGGCATGAACTTGTAGTGAACGAAGTACTGACGCTTTTTAGCAAGCGGTGTACCCTCATCAAAATTTCTACGGATAGATAGGATCTTACCAGAGCCTTCATCAATCGTTACAATATACGGAAGTTGTATTCCTGTTGGTTCCCCCTCTGGGGTCATGTCTTCAAAGCCTTCAAGATCTAAATCTATATGCATCTCAAGCAAAGTATATGTGTCATCACTGTAAGTCTTCGAGGTTCCTTGTATCTCGTCAACCTTCTGTCGAACCTCGTCTGCTTCGCCCTCTGAGGCTGTTATTTCTATATCACGATAAAATCCTGCAACCTGCATCTTGCGGACTTCATTCGTATCCATTCGTAAAACATGTGTAACACGAGGACTTGTCTGTAAGTCTGATGCCATATACGGAACAACCAAGTCTTGTGCTGGTACAAACTTAGCAACAGCCCTTTGCTTTGCCTCATCAAAGTACACTTTCTTAAACGTAGATCCTGACAATGGAAGATAAAACAACAGTTGATCCATATCCGGATCGTACTCTTCCATAACATCCATAATCTGATAGTTCATAAAGTCTTTAACACGAGTAGCCTGATCTTCTCTTGCTGGATCTTGTGCACCAAGAAGCTGCGTTTTTACTGGACCACCAGCTGGAATAAGCTCCTTATACGCCTGTGCTTGAAACTGCGTGACGGACTCAACAATCATAGGATGTGTTACACCCGACGCTCCTGCAAAAGGCTGCGTTCTTTCCTCTTGCTTAATACCAAGCTGATCCAGACCCTTTGTATATGTGTCTTCCCACTCGGACCTTGAGTCCATGTCTTCTTCATAAGAAGCACGAAGTTCAGACGACAACTCCCCAAGATACCCATCCTCTAGATACTCAGCGAGGTTTGCCTCGTGTTCAATTAGTTCCTCTGCTTGTTCTTCCATCTGAGAAACCAAAGCCTGTATTGTGGCTCCACCCTCTCCGTCTTCAATAACCTCTGCCCCACCTTCGAAATCTTCAATGGTCTCAATATCAACCTCTATCTCAGGAAGCTCCTCATCAGGTCCGCCTTGCATTAAGCCAGAATCCACTAAGGATATGGATGGTCTAGGTGGTAGTGCCATTGTTTCAGTCCTTTCCTAGTAAGGAGACAATGCCTCCTCCTGCATATCTATATCGTTTATTTACTTCCTTTTGTACAGGATCACCTGTTTCTTCTTCAAGCATTGCTTCTCTATGGAACTTTAAAAATTTCTGTATAAAGTTATCTTTTCTAGGATCGTCAAAAAAAGGTTCTCCGTACTGCATGTCTGGCTCTGAATTTATAGCATTCATAGGCACCCCTCTTTCTATAAGTTCCTTCACCGCTTGCTGTTCCGCTTTTCTAAGAGTCTTTTTATCACTATCTCGTGCTGTTCCATACCCCTCACCAAGGTCTTTATAAATCATATTATCAGTATAATACTCAGGGTTTTCGTCTATCATACGCATTACTATTTCTTCATTGTTAAGTTTAGTATCTACCAGATCCGCTCCTGCATGCCCTAGTTCATGACTGACAAGTCCAGCAGGACTTAGTCTGTTCGTCCTAAGTTTACCCGAAGGTTGATTAACGAAAATCTCCCCAGGAAGTATTCCCTCATCAGTAAGTCTTTCATAGTCCTCATCTTCTTGATCTGTATTAATATACATACCATGAAGGTTTAAGTCCGAAATAAACGTTGGGTCAATGGATCCATCCGACATTTTACGTGGAAACCTAGGATTGTTAAACACTCCTCTTGGAATAGTTGCTCCTTCTACGTTTGGCACAGGCACTTCTTTGTTTTTGTAGCTTGGCTCTGCAAGAACATGAGTTATATAATCTCCAACATCTCCTTTAGGAGATGATTTTTGAAATATGTCCTCATAGCCAAGCATAGCTAGTGGACTTTTTGACAAACTCGAATCAATATCTGCCCTATATTCAACATCAGCTATTGACCTCAGATTATAATTATCTTCATAGTCTTCCATAGCTTGCATTATGCGTTCTGACTCAGTTAAGTCTTTATCTTCTTTTGTTTCTTCTGCTAAAGCGGTGCTGTAACGGTTTCCCTCAAAGGTAAACTCAGACAGTCCTGCTGCCCTTGCTTCTTTAAATGCTTCACCAAAACTCTTAGCCATCAGTAATATTCTCTTTTTCTCGAGTATCTTTCTTCATTCAAGTCGTCTTCTCCCTCAAGAGAAATAAATCCGCCCTGTCGAAACCGCATCAAGGCTAATGTCATACTATCACAAAAATCGTCGTTGTCACCATAAGGAAACGATGCGACCTCTTCAATAACCTCGTCAGAGAACTTTTTGTCTCTCGGTGCCCACACTATACTCGCTTCAAACAAGGGTGCAACCATATGCATTCGCGTTACTTTATCACGTCCTTTGCCTGGAGAAAACCCTAATGCTGGTATACCACGCAATCGTAGCTCGTCAATAAGAGGTGTACCCGTTGCTTTTGCCTCAACAAGAACCATATCAGGCTCCCAATACTCGTGCTCCTCAAACGCAACTTCCTTTAACTCAGGAAAATTCCAACGACCCCGTCGTGCATCCATTAGAATAATATGATCGGGTCCTCCTTCGTCCGGATTAAAAATACCCCACGTTGTAATAGCAGAATAATCCGCAGATTCTTTCTTACTAAACGCCGTATCATAAGACTGAAGTATATATTTCAGTGGAGGGATCTTTTCTTTGTCCCACATCTGCCACCATTCCTTCTTAACAATAGCACCTTCCGAAGACGTTGGCTCCTGCTGCCACTGAGCAGACCATTTTGCAACAGGAAGAGAAGCTTTAATAGAAAGCAACGCATCCTTTTCCCAGAACTCCGGCCACAAAGCCTTGCCCGACGGCAGGATTGCAGGAAATTCCACAACCTCCCACTTGTCCGCCATCACATCGCCGCCCTGTTGAGCCAGCAATCGACCTGTTAAGTCCTTCTTTCCCCACCGCGTCATAACAATAATGATCGTTCCACCCGGCTGAAGACGTTGACGTGGACCAGAAGTGTACCACTCATACGCATGATCAAACGCACTCTCCGATAATGCATCCTGCTCCGAGTGTGGATCGTCAATAACAAACAAATCAGCACCACGACCCGTAACCGCAGCTCCAACACCAGCCGCAAAGTACTCGCCGCCAGCGTCCGTCTGCCATTTTCCAGCACCCTTGTTGTCTTCTTTTAGATTGGTTGCTGGAAATATCTCTTTATATTGTGGATCGTCTATAAGATCTCGAACCTTACGACCAAACCGAACGGCAAGCTCCGTGTTGTGGGTGGCTTGTATAATCTTGAGCTTTGGATTGCGGCCCAAAAACCACGCTGGCATAAGAAAGGAAGCGAACTCAGACTTAGAATGACGCGGTGGCATGTTAATTATAAGACGTTTCAGCTCGCCCCTCGCTACTCGCTCCAGTTTTTCTGCAATAACACGGTGATGAGACCCCTCAATGAAGTTCTCATACACATGATGAGCAAAAGGCATGAACTTGTTTTGAGCTAATTCCTGTAAGTCAAGTCTTTTCTTTGCCTCGGTTAAGGCAAGTATTTCCTTGAGAGCATCTTCAGGTAGTGCTTGTAGGTTCATTTATCGACCATAGGGCCTATATGGAGTGTAGTTGTCTAAGACAGCATTGGTATTGGGTCGGTAGTACGAAGAAATACGAGGTCTTACTTTTTGTATCACAGTGTCCGCTCCATCGTCCTCTTCTTCCTCGTCGGGCATACAAACAAACTGTCCGTCTACTTTAACAGCGGTAAATCCATCTGGGCACTCGAACGGAGGCTTATCGTCGTCAGTCTCTTCTTCCACGATATTAATTGGATCTTCTGCTGTTGGCTCGTCTACTTCAATTTCAACCTCGTCTACTTCTGGAGGAATATCCACTGTTGCTATAGTAGGGACGGTTGTCCCAGGATCAACGGCTGTTTCCGTTACAGGACCTGTATCTACTGCGGTAGTTGCAACTGGATTAATGGCTGTAACTGGGTCTGTGGTAATGTTTATATTCGTATCTGTTGGCATAGATAATAAAGTAGGGTCTGCTGCTATGCTCGTTTTAACAGGGTTAATTACCGCTGGAGTAAGTTTTCCTGTGTCTTTATCTCTAACTGGAACCTTGCCAACAGAAGGAGGATTAACAATTAAATTACCGATACCTTTAGTATCTGCGAGTGTGGACACTCCACTTGGTAGCATATCCGTTCTCGGTGCAGGACCTGACAATGCTGGCGTAGACATATCAAGACCCATAGCATTTTCTGCTATTCGTGTAATTTCAGGCATGGACATATTTAAATCGTTAGAAAGACGATTGGCTGTCTTAACGGACAATCCGCCTGTTTCTACTATCTCTTGTATAATAGCTTGTTGTGCCTGTCTAAAAGGTTTAGGAGGAGTAACATTTGATGGATCTCCCAACGTGGATAAAGAAGCTACTCCACTAGGGGCAGAAGATGCTTTTACTTTAAGAGCAGCAATTGCCTCCGCTGGATTTGTGTTTGCATCTGCCGTAATATTATTGTTTCGTAAGATTCTTAACAAATTATTTGTCATAGCGAAGGGACGACCACCATCGTCGACTTTAGCAATAACATCCATAGCTTCTTGGTCTACGGCCGGAGTTTCTAACGTAGAAAAACTAGACGGGAAATTAACCGCTGTATCGCCAGCAGGGGCCGTAACATTTGCCACGCCTCCAGGAGAAATGCCAAAAGGTTTTATAGTAGGACCAACCCCATAAAGATAATTTGGGGTTTGAGTATATGGTTGAGTGGTGTCAATGTTTGTTGGTAATGCACCTGGTTGTCCCGGTATAGCCAAAGTAGAAATCCCAGAAGGTGTTGATATCTTTGAAAGATTAGCAACATTAGAAGGAGTTATGTTAACAACACCTGCTTCAGGCGATTGAATGTTTAAGTCTGTAGCAATATCAGGGCCAGCTCCAGGAATAACCGTGGTGCTTGGTGCTGCATCTATAGCAGAAGACGGGCCTCCAGTATTCACTCGGTACGGACCTCCGGCAACAGCCAAACCTCCTGGACCTGCGATTACAGCTTCTGCCATTGCTTGTTTTGCATCAAGATCCAACCCTTCTTCTGTGGCAGCAGTAGCACCAAATTGTTGTACAAAAGCCTGAAGACCTTCCGTTGTGCCTTCCTTAAACATATCTCCAAATTTATTTACAATTCTGCCTGTTATATTTGATACTACAGGTTTTCCTCCAGTTAAAAAAGGAATAGCATTTAAAGCACCCGTTGCTACGGCAGTCGCCGTGGCTGCTGCCCAATCTCCTGCATTTGGTACTTCTCGATTGTTTGCTTGAGCTCTTTCCAAGGCAACAGGACCAAGAACTTGCAGTATTTCTGGCATAGCTGCCGCTGTTCCTGTGGCTATCGTTACTGCCGTTCCCGTTAAACCAATAGCTGGAGCGGCTAAATACGTCCCCATTGCTGCAAGAGAAGACACGACAACATTAGGAACTTGTTCTAAAACCGCTCCGGGTAAATCTTCCCAACTATAGTCAAGCATTCCAGATCTTGAGTCAGCATAAGCAGCGGCTATAGAAGGATCAACCTCACCTTCTCCAAAGCCTATCGGTCCTTCGATCTGAGGATCAGCAAACTTCGCAGAAGCACTTCGTCCTCGAAACGTAGAAGAATCAATCGCGTTATTAAGAGTGTCCGCCGCTCCGTCAAAACCTGTAAGTGTTGCAAGAACACCAACATTTTCTAAAGCATTATCTGTGCCTCTTGTAATACTTTCTCCAAGAACGGCTCTAGTGGCACTGAGTAAACCTTGATCGTCTATGCCAGCAGCAGCTCTTTGCATTTCCTCAAAAGATTCCGGCGTATATGTCTGATTAAGAGATGGGTCATAGATCAATCCCTGACGAGCGGCAGAGTACTGTTGCATTTGATTAGCAAGTTCTGGATCAACATCTTCATACGGAACAGTGGCGGACGGAACAGTGGC